AGGCAGTCAAGGTCTGTGTAATATTCAAGTTCATCAGTTCTTTGTTTTTCGTTGGCTATTGCCATAATCGTTCTCCATTGGTTGATTGCCCTATCACATTAATCGATTGGACAAGAGTTGTCAAGTGAAAGTACACATGTAAAGCATAAACATAAAATACTTTACATGTGATGTATAAATAAATATTTACCAAGACAGTCTGCTTGGCTCATAGTTGAAATCTTTAGGGTTACTTGTAAAACCATAATCTTTCCACCATGCTCTAGGTCTTGAATACTTACCTGTTTCATTATAAACTTTGCAGGAAGCGTCAGTCATTGAGTCTCTACGCCATTGAAGAAACGCATGAACTTTAAATTTTGCCAAAGGCATTCTTACTTTGTGAACATTTGACCTCATAGTTACCCATTTTCTACCCACTTTTATTTCATAACCACGATAGCCATATTTACCAACAAAGTTGGTATAGAAGTGGTCAGACATCTTAGGATTTAAAAGCCTTTCCATACGAGTTTCGCTAATTGCATTTACTAAATTTTCCATATATTTCCTGTGAACTCAATAGTTCGGTTGAAGCAGTCAGCGACATTGCTGATTTGCCCAACTAGTTTAGAGCCTGTTTTTGAAGTTGTCAAGGAGGAACTGTGTGCGTAAACATGTTCTAACAGGCACATGTATAAATACAAACTTTATGTGATTTCTGATGTAAATTATTTACATGTTTATGCGTAAAGTTTCGCCCTGCCATCAAGGGTCAGATGTAAAGATTTTACACACACAGCACATGTAAAGCTTACGTGTAGGCGATTTGGAACTGCTGGTCTACTTTTTTGAGGTCAGATTTAGGGCAAAATAAATTATCACGCCTGTTGTCGCAGGAAGAATATTATTCTACGCAGGACAATCGCACATGTAATTAATTTGCAATTTTCGGAAAACTGTGAGTACAATGTTTCGGCAAATCAATGTCGGTTTGCATAAATAGTCCCTTGGACTAAGGATGTTTTTATCAAAAATTCAACTCAAACTACGTTTACTCCTACTAACCCTAAAGCTAAAGCTTCCTACGGAATGGTCAGAAAAATTGCACAGCAATTCAGCAAAGCTAAGAACTGTCCAAAGGACATCAAATGGGGAACAATTCATGGACATTTCTTACAGAAATTAAATGACACAAAGTCTCCATTGACCCAAGGTCAAGTAGTTAAAATCTTAGCTATGAAGTCCTTGCCTTCGGCAGACTTGAAGGCTATGCGTTCTTACAAGAAACTTGTAAGTCTTGCATAGTAGCTAAAGCTACTCACTAAGAAGACCCTTCGGGGTCTTTTTTTTGGCCTAAAATAACCTAAAGTCTTTAAAAGACTTCAACACATACAGAGACTTTGAAAGTCTCCCTAATAGGCCGTCAATTGTTTTCAGCACCCAAATCATAGATTTGTCCTACGGAAACACACATACATCCTACACAGCATGACAAGTTCACAGGAAGCTTTATAAGCTTTCCTAGGCTCTTGTTTACATGAGGTGAAGGTTATCATCAACCATAGGTTGAAAAGCTTTGTAATGGCTTTAGAATGCTGTATAGCTTGGTAAACTCTTTAGAGTTTGTAGAGTTATAGAATAGACGTATATTTTCTATGAAAATCTTGGAAACTTCAGAGAACTCTTAAGCCTTTGGCTTAGACTTGGTAGATTTTGGTAAGTTCTGTAGAGTCTTTAAAGTCTAGTAAGACTTTAAGTTGGGAATAATTTCATTAGCTTGGTAAACTCTATAGAGTTTAGTAGGGGAGGCAAGACCCACCCACCCCCACCCATATATATATACTAATGCTTATACATTTTTAGGGAATTTGAGTTGGAAACTTCACAGAGCTTTTCTCTCTTTATAGAGAGCTAATTGTTTGTTCGGGTTCGGTAGGTTTGTTCGGGTTCAATAGGTCTAGAATGACCATGAGGATATGTTTCAACCCCGGCACACTTAATGTTATTATATAGTTCAGAATCACTTTTGTCAAGTCTTTCGTAAAATATTTCTAAAAGCTTGACAAACTCTATATAAACCTCTATAATATCCGTATGTCTTTACCATCAACAACTAAAAGAAAACTGACAGAAAAACAAGAGAACTTCCTTAATAATCTCATAGAGACTAAAGGAAACCTCAAACTTTCAGCCGAACTTGCAGGGTATTCAGGCAATCACTACCAAGTTATACAATCACTTAAACAGGAAATAGTAGATTTAGCCAGTGACGTACTTGCAAGGGAAGCCCCTTTAGCTGCCTTTAAACTTGTTGAGGTCTTACAGAGTGACAAAGCATTGCCACAAGCAAATGTAAAGTTACAAGCTGCACAGACCATTCTAGATAGAGTTGGTTTAGGTAAGAAAGAAAGATTAGATGTGAATCATAATGTTAGTGGTGGTATTTTTATACTACCTGAAAAACAAACAATTGATGTTGAAGCAGAGGATGCTAGTTATGAAACTTTGGATAACTGAGCATGTAGATGAAGATGGAGCTGCAATAGGTCCATACATCAAAGCAGAAAACGTAGCACAAGCTAATAGAATAGCAATACAATATGGATTATTAGTTTTAGGAGAGATACAAGAACTACAACACGATAGTCTAAATAAAGAAAGGATAGTACACTAATGCCAAAAGAAAAGGATAGTAGATTAAAAAGAGCAGGAGTATCAGGGTATAACAAACCTAAGAGAACTCCAAATCACCCTAAGAAGTCACATATTGTTGTGGCTAAAGAAGGTGATAAGATTAAGACCATACGTTTTGGTGAGAAAGGTGCTAAGACTGCTGGTAAGCCTAAAGCAGGTGAATCAGCTAAAATGAAAGCTAAGAGAAAGTCTTTTAAAGCAAGACACGGTAAAAACATTGCTAAAGGCAAAATGTCTGCAGCCTACTGGGCTGATAGGGAGAAATGGTAAGATGCCTCAACTAGGAAGCAACGAAAAGCCTGTCCTTATGTCTAGTAAGAAGAATAAGGGTAGAGTCTATGGACCTTCATGGCATGGAGGCAAAGGAGCAGCTCCAAGAGTCAACATACATTCTAAACAGTATGCTGATAACTGGGATGCAATATTTGGAAAGAAAGGAGAAAAGGATGCCAACAAAGAAGAAGAGTAAGTCAACCGTGAACAAAGCTGGTAATTATACCAAGCCCACTATGCGTAAGAGACTTTTCGAGAGGATTAAAGCCGGTACTAAAGGTGGTAAAGCCGGACAATGGTCAGCTCGAAAAGCCCAGCTCTTAGCTAAAGAATACAAAGCCAAAGGGGGAGGCTATAAATAAGATGAAGGAATTTATGATAAAGATGATGGATAGACTAAACAAAGTCTACGCAAAACTATTTAAGAAATGTTTAACAACAAAAACAAATGCCAAAAGCAAAAAGTCAAAAAAGTCTAGATAGATGGTCTAAACAGAAGTGGAGGACTGCCAGTGGCAAAAAGTCTTCTAAAACTGGAGAAGTCTACGCACCTGCTAAAACAATAGCAAAGCTTAAGTCTACTGCTGCTGGTAGAAAAAAACTTGCAGCAGCTAATGCTAAAAAGAAAGCAGCTACTAAAAAAGGTAAACAACACGCAAAGCACGGATTACATAAAGGCAAGAAAAGGTAGTGAAAGAAGGCTACATAAAGAAAAAGAGTGTAACCATTCCTTTTGGTTACAAACTAAGCGAAGTAGAAGGATACTTAGCTCCCATACAAGAAGAACTAGATGTTCTTAATAAGTATATAGAGTCTGTAGTAAACGAGGAGTATTCACTCCGTAAAGCAGCAGAACTCATTAAAGAAGAAACAGGTAGAAGTATAACACATGTAGGACTATCTAAAATAATAAAGAATACGTATATTCCTGAAAGTGGTAAATATCAATACTCTAAAGAGACTAAAAGAAAACAAAAACTAGCTAGAGATAAAAAAGAACTAATCAAAGCTAAAAAGAAAATAGCCTACAAAGAATCTAAACTTAAAACAGAACAAGAGGTTATTAAAAAAGCAACAGAAAAAACTACAGATAAGGTAGTTACTACCGACCAATTAGAACAAGTAGCACCAAGCATACAAGAAGTACTTAGAGATTCTAAGGTTGTTTTCCATGCCAATGAAGGACCACAGACAGACTTTTTAGCTGCTAGTGAGAAAGATGTTCTTTATGGTGGAGCTGCTGGTGGAGGAAAATCCTATGCCATGCTTGTTGACCCATTAAGGTATGCACACAAAAAAGCTCATCGTGCATTAATTCTAAGGCGTTCTATGCCGGAACTACGAGAAATGATTGACAAGTCTAGAGAGTTATATCCTCAAGCATTTCCCGGAGCTAAGTTTAAAGAAGTTGAAAAGCTTTGGAACTTTCCTAGTGGTGCTAAAGTAGAGTTTGGTTTCCTTGAAAGAGATGCAGATGTATACAGATATCAAGGACAAGCATATAGTTGGATAGGCTTTGATGAGATAACTCACTTACCTACAGAGTTTAGTTGGAACTATCTTGCTTCAAGACTACGTACTACTGACCCTGAAATACAAACATACCTTAGATGTACTGCTAACCCCGGAGGGGTTGGGTCTCATTGGGTAAAACAAAGATACATAGAACCTAACGAAAACAATAAAAGTTTTAAAGGTACTGACGGTTTAACACGTAAGTTTATTCCTGCTAAGTTAGCTGATAACCCTTACTTAGATGCTGATGGTGTTTATGAGCAAATGCTTAAGTCACTACCTGCTACGCAAAGACAGCAACTCTTAGAAGGTAACTGGGATGTTGCTGAAGGTGCAGCTTTTACAGAGTTTGACCCATTAGCTCATGTTATTACTCCATTTGCTCTTCCTGTACACTGGGAAAGAGTCAAGGGTATTGACTATGGTTATGCATCAGAATCTTGTTGTTTATGGGGAATAATGGACATAAATGATAATACTTTAATAATATATAGAGAATTATACAAAAAAGGCTTGACAGGTGAGGAATTAGCCTCTATAATAACAGATATGGAAACAGAAGACCCTTTCTCAGTGAGTGGGGTTTTAGATACAGCAGCATGGGCAAATACAGGAACTACTGGTCCTACTGTTGGAGAAAGTTTAGTTAGAGCTGGTCATAAGTTAAGACGAGCTGATAAGAATAGAATACAAGGTAAAATACAAATACACGAGTATTTAAAGATTAGAGAGAACGGTAGACCTAAGTTACAGATATTTAATACATGTCCTAACTTAATAAGAGAATTACAGTCAATACCATTATCTAAAACTAATCCTGAAGATGTAGATACACATGCTTCTGACCACGCATATGATGCATTGCGTTATATGATAATGAGTAGACCAAGAATGGTAAGCCCGTTAGAACGTATAAGAGGTCTAAAGAGAGAAATGTATAGACCAGTAGACTCAACATTTGGTTATTAAAAAATATGGCAGAAGATAAAAATACATTTTTAAACGCTGATAGTATCTACGAAGAAGTTGAAGGAGAGTCTGGAGTTCAATTAACTTTAGAAGAAGACCAACAAAGAAATCTTATTGGTATTATTAAAGGTCGTTATGCCCAAGCTGAAGAAGCTAGACAAACTGACGAGACTCGTTGGTTAAAAGCTTATGAAAACTACAGAGGTCTTTATGCTAAAGGCGTTAAGTTTAGAGAATCAGAAAAGTCTAGAGTATTTGTAAAAGTTACTAAAACTAAAGTACTAGCAGCTTTTGGACAACTTGTTGATGTTATCTTTGGTACAGGTAAATTCCCTATAGGAATTGCTGAAACTAAAATACCTGAAGGCGAAACAGACTTTGCACATCTTGATACAGCAAATCCTACACCCGGAATAGAAACTACAACA